AGTATATTATAGAGGAAGGGTAAGAAATAGACATAATGTAATTGATTTACCTTATTATTGGAAAGATTTGGTTAATGTTGATAGTATTTCAGTTCAACTTACTCCTATAGGTGCTTATCAAAGTGTTATAGTAAAGAGATGGGATGAGGATAGAATATATTTACAAGCTCAAGGTGGTATGCCTGTTGATTGTTTCTTTCATGTATACGCAGAAAGAAAAGATATTAATCCACTTATAACTGAGTATGAGGGAGAGACTTGGAAAGATTATCCTGATCCAAATTTTAATCCTGATAAAGTGAGTTATAAAGATCAAACATTTACTGATCCTGCTTTTTCAGGACCATCCAATACTAAGACTATATGAAAAAATTAATTTATATTGAAGATGATTTTTTAGATCCTTCTTCGTGCCAATCTTTTATTGATTTGTCTAAGGCAAATAAAAAAGAGATGCCCTATGGAAATTCTACTAGAGGAGGAGATACTTATCTTACTACAGTAGAATGGAAGGATCATACTGCTGTTTATCTTGGAGGTGATGTAGATTCTACAGTACCTTTATTGGATAGTGAAGTTGTAATGAGAGTGAATAGTTTATGCAAAACTTTTGATGAGACTGCTAAGTTAGATTATGTGGGTGTAGTAAGGTGGCCTGTTGGTACTTTTATGAAACCCCATTTAGATGATAATAATAAACATAATCCAGATATATTTGCTGCTATGCTTTATCTAAATGATGATTATAGTGGAGGACATACTTGCTTTGAACATATGGAAGTTAAACCTGAGGTAGGAAAGATTATTATATTTTCTAATGCACATTACTTACACTATGTTAGTAAGGTAGAAGAGTCTGAAAGGTTTGTACTTTCTTTCTGGTACAATAGATCTTGACAATCTTATATGATTGTAGTATAATGATTTATTATTGCTGGAAGTCTAATGAGTGACGACCTATTATCTAAGTGTGTTATAGACACCACTAAAAGGACAGTGTATTTGTATTCAGATGGTGGAGATAAGAAGACTGTTAAATGTGATACAGTTGATGAGTTTATGAACGTGCTTAACTTTGTACGTGATATGGTTGAGGAAGAGAGGGTATTTTATTCAGAGCCGCTCTGAGGGAAATTCAACTTTTAATTCCATAATCGGGCACGAAAAAATCCCAGGTTTTTTTTGCCCTATTAGTTTTTTTCGGATTCTTTTTCTTGTTCTAATTCTCTCTTAATTTCATCTTTCATTGCTTTACGTGCACGTATTGCTTGTTTTCTTTCTTCTTCTTGATCTCGCATTTTTTGCCGTTTTTTCTTTTCCTTCTCCATATTGCCAGATACTATCTCACGGTATGAGATTGCTTTCTTCTTACGGTCTTCTATTTGCTTTTGTTGCTTAGATTTGAGTTCTTTTCTTCTTTGCTCTAAATCTTCTTGTAAGTCAGAATATGATTTCATTTTATTGATATTTTTTAAATATTTAGTTGAATATATATGTGATGATAAATAATCTTAACGGATAACGAATTAGTAAAAATGGGTCTTTCCAGATTAGATAATTTTCTTAAATCAGTTCGTGGTAGTGTCATCTATGTTGACCCTGGCAGTCTTGATGCAACTGATAGTATAGAAAACCAAGGTAACTCTCTTACTAGACCTTTTAAGACTATTCAGAGAGCATTAGTAGAAGCTTCTAGATTCTCTTATCAGAAGGGATTGGATAATGATAGATTTGCTAAAACTACTATAGTATTATATCCAGGAGAACATATTGTTGATAATAGGCCAGGATGGATACCTATAGGTTCTAATAATTATAGATTAAGAAGTGGAGAGACATCTAGTAGTTTTGGTGCATGGGACTTAACAACTAACTTTGACCTTACTTCTACTACTAACGATCTTTATAAACTGAATAGTATCTACGGTGGTATTATTATTCCCCGTGGTGTTTCTTTGGTTGCAATGGATCTTAGGAAAACTAAGATTAGACCAAAATATGTTCCAAACCCAGAAAATACAAATATTGAAAGATCTGCTGTATTCAGAGTAACTGGTGGATGCTATTTTTGGCAATTTACTCTTATGGATGCAGATCCTAACGGATTGGCATTTAAGGATTATACAACAAATCAATTTGTACCTAATTTCTCCCATAATAAGCTAACTTGCTTCGAATTTGCTGATGGAGTCAATAATGTAGATATTGATGATGACTTTATTAGTGGTGCTGATGGAGAATTTGCTAGAACTGACCTCGACATGTATTATGAGAAGGTTGGTATTGCTTATGGACCTTCATCTGGACGTGAAATTGAACCAGATTGGCCATCTGCTGGATTGGACATTCAACCCAAGATTGATGAATATAGAATTGTAGGTTCTAAGGGTAAGGAAGTTGGTATTTCAAGTATTAGAGCAGGAGATGGTGCTACCACTTCAACTACTATTACAGTAACTTTAGATTCTGCTTCAGGTGCTACTGCATTTGACGTTGATACACCTTTAAGAATTGCTAATGTAGGAACTGGTTATGATGGACAGTTTGTTGTTTCTAATAAGGTAGATGCTACCAATATTCAATATAAGGTTCAAAGTGCTCCTGATGATGCACTTCCAACAATTGCTAGTGCTACTGCTAACGTAAGTGTTGACACTGTTACTTCATCTTCACCATATGTCTTTAACTGTTCTCTAAGGTCAGTTTATGGAATGTGTGGTCTTTTTGCTGATGGTGATAAGGCAACTGGATTCCAGTCAATGGTTCTTGCTCAGTTTACTGGTATTGGTCTTCAGAAGGATAATAATGCCTTTGTGAAGTATAATACTACTTCAGGTACATATGAGGATAAGACTGCTACTGGTAATAGTAACTTAGAATCAGATTCAAGAGCAAAATATAAGCCCGCTTATGCTAACTTCCATATTAAAGCAACCAATAACTCTACTTTACAGGTAGTTTCCTGTTTTGCTATTGGTTATGCTCACCATTTCTATACAGAGACTGGTGGTGATATGTCCGTCACCAATTCTAACTCTAACTTTGGTGCAAATGGTTTCACAGCAGATGGATTTAGAAAAGATGCATTCTCAAGAGATGATGTAGGATATATCAGTCATATTATTCCTCCTAAGGTTAATAATAATACAGAAACAGGAACTGAGTTCCTTGCATTAGATGTTAAGAAGATTGTTGGTATGGCAGCTACCAATAAGATGTATCTTTATAATGAAACTAATTCTGGAGTAGCTCCAGAATCAATTATTGATGGATATAGAATTGGTGCTAAAGAAAATGACAAATTAAATGTTTTAATATCTAAGTCTGGAGTTACTACATCTATTCCAGCGAGAATTATTATGCCTACAACTGAGTTTACTTCAGATGAGGTATCTTCAGAGAAGAAGTTTGTAGTAGGTAACTCTGCTGTTGGTGTAAACAGTGTATCAAGTAATGTATTTACTTTAACATCAGACCATAACTTTATTAATGGTGAGACTATTAGGGTAAACAGTCAGAATGGTCATTTACCTGATGGATTGCTCCATAATACAGTTTATTATGCTATTACCTCAGGTACTGGTATTTCTGATTCAGATCAAATTAAGATTGGTAAGACTTTAAATGATGCATTAGGGGATGAATCTGTTACTGTTAATAGTAATGGTGGTTTATTGGATGTTGTAAGTAGAGTATCAGATAAAGAATCTGGTGATTTAGGACACCCAATACAATATGATTCAAATGCAAGTCATTGGTATGTAAACGTTGCTACAGGAGCAACAGAGAATACTCTTTATACTAGTATTGTTGGTTTAGGTTCTACTTCACTAGGAGATGCAACTGCTAGATCATTCATTAACAGAAAATCAGAGACAAGAAGTTTAGATGATACCATATATCGTGCAAGATTCGTTCTTCCTTCTGCTTCTTCATTAGAAGCAAGACCTCCTATTGAAGGATTTGTAATACAGGAATCTAATACTTCTATTGGTTCTACTGATGGGGAAGTGGCATATCTTTATAATCCTTCAAGTGTAACTTTAGATAATTCTACTGAACTAAGAAACCCAAGGTATATTGCTGATGCTTCTTGGAGTGGTGATGTTGCTACTATTGTAACTGAAATTCCTCATGACTTAAATACAAATTCTACAGTAGAAATTATAAATGTGACCAGTAGCAATAATACTGCTGGTGTTGCTAAGTCGATGTATAATAATACATTTAGTGTTACTGGTATTAGTAGTTCTAGACAATTTACTGTTGCTTTGACTGATGACCCAGGAACATTTAGTAATAATACATCTAACAGAACTACTTCTTTACCTTACTTTAAGCCTAAGAAGACTCCTGGAAATTACTATATTTACAGAAGTGAAGAAGTTCAAGAATATATTAAAGGAAAGCAGGATGGTGTTTATCACTTATTACTAATTAACTCAAGTAATGCTCCTACTATTACTCCTTATACTGGATCTGCTTATTCTCAGCCTATTCAGAGTTTATATCCTCAGACAAATAGAGATAATCCTGCATCCGATCCAGCAACATCTAAGTGTTTTGCTGTTCCTAATACTATAGGACAGGTTGCTATCAATGAACAGCAGAAGTCTCTTACTAGAGAAACTTTAGAGAATAGAATATCTGATACTTCTGTTGGATTTGCATTAACTGATATTAAGACTGCTGGTGCTGCTGGAACTACTCATACTCTTTATAGTAGTATAGATCATGGATTGAATAGAATTGCTAAGGTAGGTGTTACTAGTGTTGGTTCTAACTATATTAATGGTAACTATTATAATGTAAGATTAGTTGGATTTGGAGCATCTACGGTTGGTAAGAATGCTACTGCAAGGGTTACTGTTGCAAGTAATGCAGTTAGTTCTATTAAGATAATTGATGGTGGTAGTGCATTTGGTGTAGGTAATACACTTGCTTTATCTGGAGTTGGTGAGACTACAGGTAATACTGGTGCTGTAATAACAGTTAATGAAATATACAGTAATATTGGGGATACTCTAAAGGTTAGTGGCATTACTCCAGATGCTAACTCGGACTATAATACAGTTTATAAGATTACATCTGTTGGTGTAGGTAGTGATAAGGAAGTTAATGTTTCTTCTGCTGGTACAGTTTCAAGATATAAGATAGCAGGTATTGGTGCTACTGATGCAGGAACAGGTAATGTAGTTCTTACTGGTAAGACATTAAATGTATTTGATGTATTCTATGATAGGGTGGTTGGACTTGCTACTATTACTACAGTAGAAGCACATGGTTTAGAAGTTGATGAGAGTGTTA